TACAGCAACAATGACAAGGGCAGTGCTCTCAGTTACTGAGATGCTTCCAGAATCACTAGCCGCAGCAGTAATAGATGAAGTTGATGTGTCAACGGCAGATATAGAACCGCTGTCCGTCCTCGTAGAAGTCAGAGAACTCTGCGACACATCTGTGGTTGAGATGTTGCCAGAATCGACCCTTGAAAGGAACAGCGCTGAAGCGCTCTGCTCTGTAGCCGAAAGATTTCCTGTGTCTGTGGTTGAGATAACAGAAGATATTGAAGCAGTCTCAGTTGCAGAGATACTTCCTGTGTCTGTGGTAGCCACTGTAAGATTTGGTTGTGATGTCTCGGTTGCTGACAGAGAACCTGAGTCAACCCTGCTCAATGTCAGTGCTGAGGTGCTGACCTCAGTTACAGACAATGAACTTGAATCATTGGCCACCACCGCAATTGATACTGAAGATGTTTCCGTGGCAGATAGGCTGCCAGTGTCAATGGCTGACAACGTAGATGAACTCTGAGAGACATCAGCGATTGACAATGTTCCTGAATCTGTCGCTGTGACAGTTCCAGATATGCTGCTGACTTCTCCTGCTGACAGGTTGCCGGTGTCATTAGCAGACACCACCGCCGAAATCAACAGTGATGCAGTCTCAGTGGCTGACAGGCTTCCAGTGTCAGATGTTGACACGATAACAGCAGGAGCAGAAACTTCACCGGCAGACAGGTTGCCTGTGTCAGTACGTGACAGTGTTGAAGAACTCTGAGACACTTCTGTTGTAGAGAGATTGCCGGTGTCGGCGCTTGTTGAAGAACCGCCCAGAACTATCGCTTCAGTGGTTGAAATCGATCCTGTATCATTTGCAGTCACAACTGCAGAAATGACAGGTGAAGACACTTCTGTGGCTGACAATGAGCCTGAATCAGAAGTAGACAGCGTGGATGAACTCTGTGAGGCATCCGTCGCTGAGATTGACCCACTATCGCTTGCTGCTAGGGTCAGTGATATCAACAGTGAACTAGCGTCTGTGGTAGATATCGAGCCAGTATCAGTTCTTGTTGAAGAAAGCACCGGAGTGCTGGTTTCGGTTGCTGATAGATTTCCAGTGTCAGTCCTTGAAACAGTGATAGAGACTGATGACGTTTCTGCAGTAGAAAGAGAGCCTGAATCACTTCCAGATATTGGGTCTGCTCCGCCACCAGCAGCCGGTGGATCTAGAATCAGATAGGAAGTGTTTGCACTAGACTCCGCGTAGAATCCGTAATCGTTTGTACCGTTGGGTAGATTGTAAAAGAAAACCTGCCGCGAGGAAAAATTTGTAAAGTCATAGTGGTCGAGTCCAATAGTGTAAGACGCTGTACCTACAACTCCAGGGGTCGCGTTATTTGTTTTGTTTGACCAGCCTACCATCATTACCTGATTACTGACTGTGGCAATTTGATTTGTTTCAGTATCGTAAAACACAGGTACAGGGTCTGGCCCCACCCCTGAGTAACTAGTTACACTACAGTCAACGGTTTGTGTAGACCCTGCAGTTATCGTAATTGTAGTCGTGCCCGAACCCACTGCTTTAACACCCCAGTAGGTGTGCGTGGGGCCTGACCCCGGCGCGGCAGTACCCAACAAAGTGAAGGTCAGTCCTGTAGCAGATATAGACAGTGAGCCAGTAGGATTGAAAGCCTGAACCACAAGGTATTCTCCAGCGCTGTAACTGAAATTTGATAGAAGCCACGTGGTGTTAGGCGGTGCAGGAGTGTTCTCCAGCGTAGTAACAAGCACCGGAGGAGGTGTAAGTACCGTTTTGCTTGATGACTCGGTAGCAGAAAGTGAACCAGAGTCGCTTGCAGACGTGAGGTCTGACTTCAAAACGCTGGATGTTTCTGTTGCTGACAGTGAGCCAGTATCGGTCGCAGACTTTGATGCCTGCGCAGGCATTTCACGGAGACGGATTAGGTAGATAGGACCGGCAACGTTTGTTGTTGTACCACCGGCTGTGGCTGATACCGTAGGAGCAGCGGATGCCGTACCAGTGACTACAGGACCACGGGCAATCCAGCCACCCATATCGCTACCGGTGTTGGTTGTCCACTCGTTAATCTCTGTCAGAGCAACTGTGGTCATGCCAGTAGCGGCTACTGTTTCTGCAGAGAACTGCGTGCCTGCGCCGATATCTGTCGGGATAACACCAACAACGAGAAGTTCGTCCGCTACGGTCAGTCCGGGGTTTAGAGGCATGGTAGCCGAGTGTGACGTACCGGTGCTTGTGTCAGCGGCTCCCGTGCCGACGATATCTAGTACGTTTCCGGCAGAGCAACGGTAGGCGAAGACCTGTGCGGCTGAAACGTTGTTGCCGGTAACAGTAATTGCACCGGTTGTGTCTGTCGTACCCGTAGCAATCTTGTAGAAGATACCGACACGCATTGGCCCAGTGTCAATGCCTGTGGTACCAGTTCCACCAGAAACTGCACCCAACTGTGTCCATCCAGCAGGCGTCGTCGCGGGAGTAGTATCAGGCTTTGTACCAACGATGACAATAAGGAGGTCACCAACAGCGTGCGTGGGTGCTGTAGGAGAAGGGTTACCGGTTGAGTATACGGCTGCGGCGGTGCCGACATATGTAATAGCCATTAGGTCTTATTGATCCCTACCCAACCGCTGGTGTGTCTGTTTGTCAAAACCAAGGCGTCTATAACGGCCTTCAGCACGTTTGCAGCAGTGACATCACTGTTGTCTGTGATGGCGATGGATATGTTTAGGATGGTTGTCCCAGAGGTAGTGACACCTGCTGTGAACGCACTTGAATAGCCAGCCCACGCCATACCTGCAATGGCACTGTTAACCCTAGTCTGGGCTGCATCACGATTTGCCTGACTAGAAAATGTTGCTGATCCTGTAACTGTGTATGGCATCACTACCTCCTTTCATAAGTAAACCGCCATGCCAAGATGAAGGTTGTCCATCTGGCATGGCGGTTCAGTGTTACTGCCTACTATGTTAATACTGATATGATTATATCATGACAGTTCTTTGTCAAGTTATCCTCAGCTAACTCCCAGAGTGAGTGTGACCGTGAACTGCCACGTCTGTGCAGAAGTCTTGGTACCTAGAGACTCAGCCTTTCGGTTGAGCATCGTTCCCGCTGAAGATGCATTGAATACTCCCCATTCCTGCCACGCCCAGTTAGCGTCGGTAGTAGCAAAAGTAGAACGGAAGGTAATGACATTGGCTGCCACCTGTGGATATGTTGCGTCCATAGCCTTCCTCAACTTATTCGTTGCTGCCTGCAAGTCGGTCTGAGCAGCAGCAAATGCGGTGGCAGAATCGCCAACACCGATGTACGAGTTTCCGTTGTTGAACGCTGTTCCCGTTCCAGTTGTCAGACCGGCCACATAGTCGCGGTATGCGTTAGTTAGACCCAATTGTTTCACCTCCTTGCGGCTCTACAACCTTGACGACTTCGCCATCCTCAAGGTATTCGTGCTTTGTCATTACCCCGTCTGTGAGGTAAACCCTTTCTACGACGTTTCCATCCTCTGGATCGCCGTCAAACTTTTCTAGGAGAACATCTTCTCTGATGATGACCTTTACGTCTTCATTCATGTTATTCTCGCCCATATGAATCCCTCCTGCTCTGGTCCCCACCCGAATTCAACGGCTGGATTGTTCTGCTGTACGTAAACGTTCTTGAGGCCGGGCGGTCCTTGTGGTCCCGGCACATTGATATCTATGTGTGCTGCACGCTGTGGAACTGTGACCTCTATATTCAACGAGTCCCTAGGAACAGTGATGGTCATTGACTGTGGAACTCTGCCTACAGCCATCATTGGCCTGTCTTGTATTGTGATATTGGCAACATCAGCCATGAGGCTCATTCGCTGACCTCCTCAGTGACAAGGATAGTTCCTGCTAGGAACGTCCTTCTTTTTCCCTCAGTGTCAGACAATTGTAGATCGTACTTGTAAGGCACTTGTGGTTGCAAAAGCGCTGTGTCTTCACCGGCGATTGATGCCGTTACCCTTCCGTCCGTCGTGCCGACTTCAATGTCAAACTGAGGTGCTTCGGCGGTGCCGTTGTCAGATGACTTCTTGATCTGAGCAATACCTGTCCACCCAGTAAGGTTCAGCGGCGTGCCTGTATTGTCCTTGAGCACAACGTTGAACTCAAAGTCATCGCCCTGATATATCTCGATATCAAAGCGCTTAGGCTTTATGCTGGCACCCTGTGTGGGTGAATTAATGATGCTCATGAGTAGTATTTCTCTGCCTCCTCTGCCGTAGCAATTCTAAACCCAAATACGTTGTTGAGAATGAAATCAGCATCGTGCCTCTCAACAACAAGGAATGGGTGCTCCTTGGTGAACTTATATCCTCTTACTTCGTAGCGTGGGTTTCCACGCTGCATCTTCAGCAATACGGGATCGTTGCTGCCTGTGAACTTCTTGGCGGCACCGGCCTTTTCTTCTGCTACTTCATCCTCCAAGTCCTCTGGGTCTGGGAATGAAGCCTTGTACATCTCCCATGTTACTGGTGGTTCAGCCGCGTTCAGTGCGGCGCAAATCTGCTGCTTGTTCGCTTCCTCTGGTACTTCAACGCCGAAGTAACTTGCCACCATCAGTAGCAAATCCTTGTTCAGGTTCTTGAACGCCATAGGTTCTCCTTTCGATTGTCTTCTCATTATAGCATCTAAGGATTTGTTGGGAGCACACGACGTTATGACAAAGCCGGGAGACGAATCTCCCGGCTCTATCATAACACGTAATTTATCTTATGAAGATTCCTTAACGTTCTTTACCACGACGAATGCGTCGGGGTTCTCGACCTGCATGCCTACACGCGTGTAAACGGTGTATTCTACAGTGTCCTTCTTGGGCTTGAACTCACGGTAAACCTGAATCTCTCGCTTTACTCCCCATAGTAGGTTCTGTGGGTAGGTCAGCCAGACATCACTGTGGTTACCTGATGCGCCTGAGTAGTCACCGGTCTGGTTCTGGTCGAAGAACGGAACTTCCTGAATAGGAGTACCGAATGCGTTACCAGTGATGAATCCTGCTGGACCGTTGGGGGTCACAGCCTGATTAATACCAGCGGCTGCCATTGACTCTGGCGTAATGAAGTTCGTGTCAAGTTGCTGCAACGAGAACATGTAGTCCTGAATTGCACCAGTACCTGCGAAGAACTTTAGGCCAGCGCGGTTACGATACTTACGTGGCAGTGCCTTTAGGGCCTTGTGCCAAACGGTACGGTCTGCTGGTCCACCTGCGTGGTCAACAACGTGGCCAAGACGGTTTGCACGCTTTGACCATCCGTCACCCTTGCTTAGTAGCGGGTCGTCGGTAATGTCAATGTCTCCATTGATTGCGAAATCCTCCAAGTCCTGCGCTGCCTGAGTCGTCATTAGACGGGCAACGTGGTCCTCAAGGGCTGCGCCCTCCAAACCGTCTTCAAGTGCTTCGGTGGAAAGTTCCCAGTCCATACGCAACTTTGCTGTGGTCATTGCAATCTTAGCGAATGCGACACCGGCTGGTAGGCCGTCGTCCACTGCTTCTGTTGCTCCACGTAGAAGTCGAGTACCAACTGCAATACGGTCAACCTCCTGCGTGTCAGACTTCATCTTGATGGTACGTACCTGTCCTGCTAGTACGGTTGCATCCCACATGTAGTCAATGAATCGGTTTGACTGTGCTGGCGATAGCAGTCCATCACCCTTACCCGGCTCAGTGCCGAGGCTGGTGGTAGCAATCACCTTCTGTAGTAGTTCATTACTCATAGTTTTATTTCACCTCTCTTTGTCTTAGAATGATTTCTCATCGTAGGGAATCAATACCGAGGAAGTGTCCTCCCCACAAACTGTCAGTCTGACCCTTTTCCACGGTCTCTGACTCTTCCCCCGACCCGCCAAGGTCGTTGGACTTTCTCATCGCACCCTCGCTGTTCAATGTCTTGATAGACTTCTCTACCTTCTCTACATCCTCAGCCACGGTGGCAAACTTATTCTTCAGTTCAGTATGCTCTGTCTTAAGACCCTCGATCTTTTCGTCAGCGCTCTTTGTGAACTCATCAAACCTCTTGGTCAACTCTAGAACTGCATCGTTGAGTTCTGTTACATTTCCTGCCAGAACCTTCTCCATCTGCTCTCTAAAACCGTTGAACATCTTTGTCAGGTCATCTTCTGCCTTGTCAACTTCGGAAACGTCCTCAGTAGCCTCTTCATCGACCTCTTCAACCTCAGATACCTCTGCTGGAGCATTTTCCAGATCAGATGCTGGGTTGTCTACGGATGATGCAAGTTCAGGCGCTACCTGTCCAGCCTCACCGGGTTCCGTAATTGGACCGGCCTCTTCTGGCCTTGCATTCTTTTCTACTGTATCTTCTGCCACGTCAACACCTCCTTCGTTAATTGCAGTTGCCTGCATGTTGTTCGTTTCTAGATACTTCTTGACAGTCTCACTCAACTTTACGTTCTTCTCGTTGACATCACTGTACTCAAACCATCCAATATCACTCATGTCGTCGCCACAGTTGGGGCAGACCTCTGAGTCTTGGACGGAAACCTTTGCGATAGCGTCTTCATAGCAATAGAATGCTGTGGCGCTGTCCATAGTGGCAATAGAACCCTTGACCACTGTTTCACCTGCAACCTTTTCGAAGGAGGCAATATTTGCAAGTTGGTTGGCGGGGTTGTCAACAAGGGACAGTTCTGTTAGACTGTAGTCGGTGACCTTCCTCACGCTGACACCGGCGTCCTTGTTGAACTCTTCTTCAGAGTCAAGAACCTCACCGCCGATTGAAAATCCAGTCAAGGTTCCATCTAGAACCTTCTCCCATGTATCAGGGGCACCCTTTGAAACGTATGCTGAGACAAATACACCCTTGTAGTGCTTGTCTGTATTCTTGTCGTAGAATGTGTCTTCCACAAAGGAGACCATCTTTCCTACGGCGATTGGCTGGTGCATCTCTCTGATGTTTCCACGGAAACGACTGAAGGCACGCGAAGAAGCCTCCGCTGACACTAGATCGTTTTGTGTGTCAATGTTGTCTAGGGACGCGAAACCGTGAACAAGCCTTCTTTCCTTGTCCACCTTGGTAAGGGGTACGGCTAGGCTAATCTTGTTGCCGTTAACTCCCCAATTTGCCTTTTCAATCTTCATGGTTGAATAATACCATTCATTATTTCTAAAGGCCAAATCCTGTAAGTCAACCAAGAAGGGTTTCGCGGTAATCAACAACCTTCGTACCCTTGACTTTCATCTTGTTCAACCGGCGCTGAAGGCTTCTTGTGGTTGACTTTTAGATTCAAATATACGAACGCTGAGTAGATTCCTATCGCAAGCGCAGTGATGCCACCGGTGTTCTGCCAGTCACCGAAAAAGTACAGAGCACTGATGAGGAACCAGTGCATGAATCCAATCCATGATCCTATGATCAGCGATCTATAGGAGTTCCTGATGACTCCCCAGACAATAACGACACCAGCCACGACCGCAGCCAAACCCCAGAACAATTCTGGGGCTAGTTGACTCATGTATGAGTACAGGTCTGCCGTGCCGAATACATCCCACAACGGTGTGGCGACCCAAAGCCCCCACACCGTTGTGTATACTCCCAATATGATTACTGCTGATGTGTTGATAGGCTTCATCATGGCAGCCTTCAATCCGTTTAGCATTATGGTGTAGTTCTACCTTCTCCCTTTGTGTTTCTCCCCTGACCAGCGCTATCTGTAGCATTTGCACTTCTAGCCCTGTCTCTGGCTCGACCGCCTGTGGCGGTAGTCTTCGTTTCAGACGCTTGCTGCGCCTTGAAGTCCACAATGGTATCCCCACCCTTGATAGACGATTGTCCCTTACGAGCACGAATCTCGTTCGGCACCGCCCACTGATTTCTAATGGCACGCTCATCGATCTTGCTCTGCGTGTCTTCGTCAGTAAGCGTAAGTTCTGTCAACTTGAAGTAGAACGCATCTGTACGCTCCTTTACAATTCTACCAAACTTCTTTTCAAGAATAGCCTGCTCAGGTCGGCAGACAGACTCCTTAAATGTCTTGTCAGCATCGCGAGATGCTGCCAGTGCTGTTCCTTCGATGTATCCAGTCTTTCCCATGGGAACGCGGTGTGCCATGAAGATACCCTGAAGGTTGATCTTGTTGTAATTGACGAACGAGGCGTCCTGAGTACCGGCCTCGACCGGCTTCATCTCAAATGATGACTTTCTGTCAGGCTCATCGGCAGGAAGTGGGACGAATAGTGTCCTATGGTTCTTGCCTCGGAGGCCGGTCTCAAAGAAGTCAACAATTGAGGATGCAGAACTGCTGTCCATCTTGCCACCCTTGATAACGATGACATAGCGAGGCACAGCCTTGTTCTCAAAGTAGTCAAGGTTGAATCGTGAGGCAAACTCGATACCTGCGACTGCCGAGGTGGCAGCAACGATGTCTGGAATGCCGTAGAAAGAACTGGTGGGGCTGTACTTCTTGATGTGAATGACTTCGTTGGGAACACCGTCCGCTGTACCCAGTGGGTCTGGGGTGTCCTTACCGAAATGCTTGAAGAACACAGCCTTGTCAGAAGACAACTGAACAAACCCGTCACGCTTCTGACGGATTCTCATGCTGACAGCAGGAATGTGACCGATATAGCCCACCGAGCCATCATTGGCACGACCGATTTCAAAGTACCCGTTACCAGTGACCTCGTAGTCGATGTATACGTTTCGCAGTGTCTCTGCGAACTCGTCCTCAACGTGGCAGTCGTCCAGCCAGTCGAACAGGCTCTGACGCCACTTGCGCAGACGCCTTCCAACCTTTACCTTTTCTGCCTCTGTTTCGATGCTGTCCATCTTTTCCTTAGACTTGGACGACTCGATGAAGTCATATCCAAGACCTACGATGTTTGCTGTCTTTGCATTCACCGCAGCATAGTGTGCGTATGATGCTTCGTACAACTTTGCAAGGTATGACAAATTGAGGGGAGGCTCGACCACACCGAGGATGTCATATCCTGTGTAGAAATTGACGCCTTCCTGCTTCTTGCTACCGGCCCCTCCTGAACCATCGTGAACCTTCTCAAGGCGTGATGCACGCTTTTTGGTGGTTGCTGACAATCCAGTGAGTGTCTTGAAGTAGGAAGCATCCTTCTTAAATGGATCGCTGTCTCCCACCACAAGGATGTGCTCGACTGACCTTCCGACGCGAACCTGTCGGTCTTCATAATCGTCATCGATCATGTGACCGCCCTCGTCTGCTGGCCTAACCATTCTGTCAGGCTTGATTTCAATGTCAGTCATTGCGCTTCCCATACTTTCTCTCTTCGTATAGGGCACCTAGGTCATACTTGTCAGGAATAAGACCAGCGCGTGCACGCATCTCTTGTTCTGCATACTCCTCATCGCTCACCGGGCGAGTTCCAGAGATAAACTTCAAGCCACCAGCGAATTCTGCGCCTGACTCCTTGATCAAACGCTTTACAACATCAACGTACGGCATGATCTTAAGCATGTCGCCCTTCTTGCAGGTCAACGTGAGGTAATGACCTTCATCGTCGCCTACCCACTTGCCATCTGGCATCTCCCAGACATACACTCCGTATGCCAGTTCTTCTACTACTCGTGTACGCTTATTCATAAGGCATATTGTACCACTAAGGGCTTTAACAGTGAGAAATTGGACACGGGTTGGACATTATGCGTTGGTAGATTCCCAATTGTAGGCATACATGTTGATAGGAACGGCAGGCTCCGCGATGGTGATGAGTCCAGAATCATCCACTCTTCCGACAGGAACCCTGCCATATGACTGATATAGTGCTAGAGCCTGTGAAGCAGTCAGTGCTGTTGGGTAGATAGATATCTGAGATATCTGTCCATCAAACTGGCCGGGACCTACAATGATCGGTGTATTGAAAGGAGTGGTGAACACGGCAAGCACATGAAGCCACTCGTTGTACCTAGGAATCATGACACCAGATGCTGTTGAAACTCCATTGATATATGCTACTGAAAGACCAGCGTATGCAATCAGGTTTGACGTGCTGTTGATCCACATGTATGCTGTTCCACCACCGCCACGGCTATCAAAGACATAGCCACCGGCCCCGCTGACAGCGGCTGACCTAGGACGAATCCAGAACTCCATTGCAGCAGCATTTCTTGGAGCACCACTGGCGTCAGCACTGACGGTCAGGCTTCCGTTGTAAAAGTCTATTCCTGAGGAGATATTACGCTCGATAGGCTCGTTGAACTCAAGCGGGGTTGACACATTGGCTGTCAAGGTCAGCGTTCGTGAGGTGTCATTTCCTTGGATGAGTGTGTCTGCGAAGACTGTGGCTCGTAGCCTGCGAACCACAGAGATATCATTGGCGATACCACCGGCGAACGTAATCCTTATGTCCATCACTAGATTAGTGGTGTTCAGCGGTGTTGTGTTGACGACGTTCCTGCCATTGACGGCGGTGGCCCAAGAGCCTCCATTGTTCACAGATGTCTCCACGATAAAGGAACCGTCTCCATCCCAGTCAAGGTCTACAGCGCCTGCTGCTGTCAATTCTGTGGCATGCAGTTCAAGCGATCCCCGCCACGTACCGGGCATGGACAGTCCAGTTGAGTAGTCGTTCTGTGGCTTGAGCGTTCCATCAGTTGCAGATACATTGCTGGCCAGACCGTTGGTCCATTCATCACCAATCCAAATGCGTTGCAGGATGATATCTCTTTCTACACCGGTCCAGTATGAACCACCGTATGCTCCCACAGCATCTACGGTACTGATAACGTCACGACCCTGAGCAAACATCTCCTTGATCTGAATAGAGGTGAGTGCAAATGCGTATGTTGTCAGTCCGTCCACTGTTGCTCGATATGCTGTGGCTGACTGGCCTACGTAAAGATTGCTGGATGATTCCTGTGCCCACACTCTGAACTCATCAGTGACCTCGGCCTCAGACACCACCTCGCCATTGATGAACAACTGAATCTTTGAGTTGGTGTATACGCCTACAACCATATATGCCTCGGGAAGGTCTGGCACCGGCCATGATGTCTCTAGGTAGTTGTTGAGTGATGACTTGATTCTGAACCTTATGAAGTCACCATCAAAGATCAGCCCGTCATAAGCGCCGGTGTGTGAAAGGATAGACAACTGCCCCACCTGAAAAGTAAGAGGAGCAAACCACGCCACTAGAGAGAAGGATGCTGTTTCGCCACCCTTCTTGAATACGCTAGTGGTGATGTCATTGGTGGTTCCACCCGTTACTGACAAAGACTTGGGAACACCGGCCAGAATGGATGGAGAAAAAAGGACGGAGCCAGAGAAGGTTCCGCCACGTCCTGCAATGTCTGTATATCCTGTTTCTGCGGAGTTGAGTTTGTAAGAGGTGAAAGGCAGGGCTGCTAGAGCCGATTCGTAATATCCCATAACTGCCAGTATAGCATAAAAGCCCCGCCCCCTAGGACTTAAATCTAGGGGGCGGGGCCGTAACTTATAACCAACCTAAGAAGAAACTCCACTGCACACAATGGCTACAGGAGAGTAACCTGTCGGCTTCTTCAACCACGAACATCCGACTCCTTCATGATAGCACGTCGGGTTTTGGCTGTCAAGTCATCGTATTGATTTGAATCCGATGTGTCGAAGCAATCCGGCACCGGGTTCTGTTGCACCAGCAGTCCATCCCTGACCGGGCTTGTTCTTGGCAAGCCAGTTGTAGGCATTTTTGGTAAGGTCTGCTGTTGCTGGACCATATCTTCCATCGAAGACCTGTGCGCGGCTGGTGATCTTCCACTTTGCTGCCCAAGCCTTCTTGTTTGCTTCTGACTGGACGTTCCACAGCGCTGCCTGATATCTAGCAATATCTGTGTTCTTCTTGCCAAGCCTGATGTTTACCACTGTGATGGGACTAATCAGGCTGACAGGAATGTCAGACAGGAAGGTAACAGGCTTTGCGGGAGCCTTGTACGTCTTTGCCTTGAGGGCAATATACGCAGCATCCGTTCCTCTACCCCAAATACCATCCGCCGTGACTCCTAGAGCACGTTGGATAGCAACTGTCGCGGCCCTTGCCTGAGACTTCGTTGCAAAGCCCCAGATGCCATCCTGATATGCACCCCAAGACTTCTGCATGCGCTTCTTCTGGTCAGGCTTCCACCTGTTGAAGTAATGGCCTGTGTAGCCCTCGACTGCTGTCGAGCGGGTGTTCCTCAGGTCGATGTCTGTCTGCTCGTCCCAGCGCCCTGTCTGTGGCCTTCTGACGGCCTTCTGCAAAGCATTGACCCTAGCAGTAGTAGACACGGACTTGATTACGGCCTGAGCAATCTGACCGACTGATGTCTTCCACTTTTCAAAGGTGGTGTTGATGACACCGGCGATCCTGTTGTTGGAAACCATTCCGTCCCTACCGGCCTTGTATAGGGATACCTGCTGGCGTGCGATAGAGTTCAAACCGGGCGTTCCAATCACAATGACATGCACGTGATAGTTGTTTGTCCAAGGTCTGAACCATGCAGCACCCCCGCGCTGTCTGGCGATTCTTTCAAGCAATTTGTAGCCCGCTGTGTTTCTCCTGTTTGGATCAGCAGGCTTCAGGTCTAGAGCACCGGGTCCATCGTGAGTTCCAGCAGAAAGGCTGACTGATCGACTGTACGATCCCTGCACGATAACTATGCCACCGGGCATAGCAGAATGAACTGCATCGAAATACTGTGCAGTCCTGACATCTAGGGTCCATCCCTGACGCTTTGTGACCGTTAGGGTCACTCCGTTGTACGTTCTTGTTGTAATAGCAATAACACCTCCTTTAGATTACCATTGTAGTCTCGGAGGTGTTATTGGTCAAACAGTGTTTATGTTTTCAGTAGGTCAACTACGTCACACTGGCCCGCCGTGCACGCCAGTGTTTGTGAACCTGTTGTGGTATCCTCTGTCTCATATACTGAGAGCCATTCCCAGTGCAGTTCCTCAGGCATTGTCGAAAGAGCATCGTAGTATGTCTGCTCATCAACAGTCTGGAATGGAGCCTGCTTGTAGATGTGGTCTGAATACGGAAGGAAGGAAATGCCGGTGATCAGATCAAAGTGATCAAACACCCAGTCTCCGACTTCATCCCATTCGTCAGGCTTGACAGATACAGTCACAGAAGGTGAGTGCTCAGTCCAGTACATCTTGTAATCCAGCCATGTCTCCAACTGGTCAATAGCAGTCTGGTCATTTCTCGTCAAAGCGCCCTCTGGAGCCTTGAATGGGAATGAGAAGACAACTGCCTTGGGATTCATAACGTCCTGCTCCATTGGAACACCGGCGTCCTTCATGAACTGTGCCT